CCTTGTCCAATCCTGACGACGGTAGGCATCTAGTGCTACGCCATACCATGGTTCACCTTCGCGGGGAAGAATCTGTACGCCTCTGTCATACCATCCTTGTGCCAGACTATGACGACCAAGTTGATGTGCAGCTTCTCCTGCCCATCGGCAGACAGCGGCTTGTTCAACATCCCAACCATCAAGGGCAAGTTGTTTATCTGCAGATGAGATAACATCTTCCCACTTGTGGTGGAAATAATATTCGCGGGTCATGTAATTCCACATGCGTGCATCTTGTGGATTTTCTTTTACCGCTAGTTCAAGTAAAGTTAAATATTGTCCGCGTGATTTGCTGTCGTCGGGAAGATGCTTAATAACTGCGTGCCTGATGTCACAATCTCGTGTGTCACCCTGTCCATACCACACTTGCACTTCATGGCATGGGTACTTCCAGACCCATCCAAAGCGTGAGTGTAATCTATCTCGCTCCCACTTTTGGCCAGTATCCATACTGACCCACCCCAGATGTACACCCGGCTTCCAGCCACGTCGTACTTTTTGGAAAAAATTTTCTTCAGGGACTTCATCCATGTCAAGAATAAGGCAAACATCAGCATCCTCTGGAACAAGTGATAAGGCCGTGTTGCGAGCCACATCAAAGCGAAACGGATCTAAATGTATTTGATGAACCGTTATGCCTAGCTCACGCATCTTATCTTGGCTACCATCGGTAGATCCAGTATCAACTACGATGCGATAGTCTGCATCCTTAGTTGCTTCTGCGTAACGCTCAATGTGTTTAATCTCATTTTTGCAAATAGAGTAGACAGCAATCTTGGGCATACCGCTATTGTATCACATACCGCCTAGGAATAAAGCAACAACATTTACAGCATCCCAAGGGTGTACATGGTCTGCAGCGGAAGCAGTTGTAGATGAACCAGCAGCGCCAATTCTGTTAAGAGTCAATGGTGTTGCTGAAGATACAATTGCTGAACCAGTAGCACCAGTTGCTCCAGTTTGTCCTGTTGCGCCATTAGTACCGTTAGTACCTGTATTGCCAGTTGCTCCTGTGTTGCCAGTTAAACCTGTCGGCCCTGTTGGGCCTGTCGCTCCCGTGCTTCCATTAGTACCATTTGACCCTGTTGGTCCAGTAGCCCCCGTCGCTCCAGTCGTGCCATTGCTGCCAGCACTTCCTGTTGCCCCAGTAGGTCCAGTCGCGCCAGTCGCTCCCGTATTGCCGTTGACGCCAATTGTTCCGTTTGTTCCTGTGGCTCCTGTGGCACCCGTTGCTCCCGTCGGTCCAGCAACGGTGCTGTTGGCACCAGTTGCGCCTGTTGGTCCAGTATTTCCTTGCGCACCTGTGTTACCTGTTAAACCTGTAGGACCAGTAGGTCCAGTATTGCCTTGAGAGCCTGTCGCTCCAATGGCTCCTGTAGGCCCTGTGTTGCCCTGTGAGCCTGTATTACCAGTCGCCCCAGTATTACCTGTAGCCCCAGTATTTCCTATTGCTCCCGTTGATCCTGTAACGCCTGTAGCGCCAGTATTGCCAACGGCACCAGTGGCACCAGTATTACCAGTAGAGCCAGTGTTACCTGTCGCACCTGTGTTACCTACCGCTCCTGTATTTCCTTGAGAACCTGTCTGCCCTTGCGCACCAGTATTGCCAATAGCGCCAGTAGAACCAGTAGGACCAATGTTACCCGTGTTGCCTTGCGCACCTGTTACTCCGGTGCTTCCTGTAGATCCAATAGGCCCTGTGACGCCAGTAGAACCTGTAGATCCAGTAGAACCTGTGGATCCTGTGTTACCTGTAGTTCCCGTGCTGCCTGTATTTCCGACGGCTCCAGTTGAGCCAGTCTGTCCTTGGCTGCCTGTACTACCTGTTGATCCTGTTGCACCTGTTGCTCCTAAAATTCCTTGATAACCCATTGGGCCTTGTGGACCTATAGGACCTAGTTCCAATGTGACTAGTTGTGTTGTTGCAATATCATAGACGTATGTTGTAGTTGGGATTTCTACAACAGAGATACTATCTGGTGTGACTGACATTAGTGTACCACCGCCGCTACTACAGTGAAGCTACCGCTAAGGATAGCGTATGTAACATTGACGTTGTTGTCAGTAATATTAAGCTGATACTGATATGTGCCTGCTGGCAGCGCCGCTGTATCAGTAGCGGAAAGATGTAGGTTAATTCGTCCGTAGGCAGAGTCAATTGTAATCTTGCCATTGGATGTTGAAAGCTCAACAATAATTGCTGTATCGGTAGCGTAGCGTACCTGCATGTCAGCTGTGTAATTATCCAAGACAACAGCGACTCCGCCAATCTTCCAGACTGGCTTTAGATCAAAGGTTGTGCCTTGAATGACAGAGATGTTATATCTACCTGGATTCATGCTGCTCCTTAAACCGTTGTAATGTAAGCGCCGTAACCACCATTGGTCAAAATATCTTTTTCAACCGGGGTTATGAAATATTCATGTCCACCTAGATAGTGGTAATCCGCACTCAATGTCTCGTCCACACCTGGAGTACGCTCTGAAAAAATTGTTGTTCCATAAACTAAAATTGTATTAGCACGGGCAATTCTGTAACGCCAGAACAGACGACCAAATCCTGCTGGTCCTTCGTCCACCGTAGGTGGCTTAAACAGATATGCCATGATTCTCCTTGTTAAGAAGCCAAGCCCCCTTAGTCTTTACCTAAGAGGGCTTAGCCTTTACTTAATTAATTAAGCAGCGTGGATTGAAGAAGTTGATTCAATACGAACCAATGATTGCTCACGGTAACGGCTCCAGCCGAGTACACCGTACCAACCGATTGGACGGAAACGCATCAACTTATCAACGACTGGTCCGAAGATTACGTGTGGCTCTTCAGCAACAGCTTCAGCAAGTGCTTGCTTACCAGCAACGAGTGTACGGAATACACGTACGCCACCTGTAGCATTTACGTATGAAGATGTACCGAATGTACCAGACGCAGATCCTGCACCTGTACCGTCAGTGAAGTTAGCTAGACGTGGAGATTCTACGAACATAGCTCCTTCGTAAGTTCCGATGGTGCCTGGCCAGAATTCAGCTGCACCTGTCTCTGAGAACTTATGGTCATCACGCCATCCGCCAGAACCAGTTTCTGAACGAAGGTCGAATGAAACTTCTGGGTGGATACCAACCCAGTAGTATTCTCCCTGACGTGGGACAGCCTTGTTAGCACGTAGCTTAGCTACAGCTGTACGGATGTCGCGAGACTTGATTACGTCGGTTGAAAGGATTGACTTGTTGGTTGTTCCGTTTGTGTATGAACCTGCATAGGTTGATACTAGAGAACCGTTGACTTCTGCAATTGCGTTTGTTCCACCGATAAGGGTGTTAAGAACAACTGTATCAAGAGAGTCAGCCATGTTGAAGGCGATGATGTCAGCAATTGCTGGATCAACGTCTGAGAGTGAGAACAACTCCAACTTACGTGTAGCAAGTGAAGCGTTACCATATTCGTTCAAAGCAACTGAAACAGATGTTGTGTTACCAAGGGCAACCGCGTCTGGATCAACTGACTCTGAAAGAGTGCTTGTAGCAGCTGCAAGGTCTGTGTAAATCTGGAAGACTACAGAAGAACCTGGCATTGCTTGTTGTACTGGGCGCTTGTCCGCAACGTCGCGGATGAGAGGCACAGCACGAAGAGCGAATTCAACATAACGATCATATGCTGATTGTACTAGGGAAGTACCTAGGGAACCAGATGTGGAATCTGTATATGCGTTGCTCATGTGTCACCTTCTTTCTAAGGTTGTGTTGATGGATAGGAAATTTCTATCTGCGTCGTTGAGTAGGCAATCCAGTGAGCTGATTCAACTCATCAAGTGATTTAGCCCCAGCGATTTTAGACATCAAGTCTGCGTCGCGTGTAGGTGTTGAAGCATTCTGGGTAGCCGCATTAATCCTCTGATATGAGGAACGGTTAGCCTGTTCTTCTTCGCTGATAGGAGCAGCTTCATCCGCTTTCTTGAATCCAAACACATCAGCGTTTTCTTCAAGCCAGGAATCAATCTGCTCAGGCGTTGTTATATCGCCAGGTATAAACTTGGCGACTTTATCAGGTACGCCTTTCGTTGCCAATACGTCTTTGACTGAGCGTGTACGAAGGTCAGATTGAATTGCAGACAATTGTTCTGCTAATTCTTTCTTTTCTTTCTCTGCTCGCTTCAATGCCTTGCGAAGATTCGCAGGACCATTAGCATCTTGTGTTTCTTCAATGACATCAAAGTCATCGTCTTCATCATCATATTGGTTTGCCATGTGGCACTCCCTTTCGTAGTTGTGACGCAGGCCGCAATTCATCCAAGGGGAAGGATGGTTGGCTCCCACTGCCAGTCTTTGATACACGTCATCTATGCTGGTGAGTAGTGACGGATTCTATGTGTTAGGAAATACCTTGTGCGTTAGCTATGCCCAGTGATTGGCCTTGTGTGCTAGCACCGGCTGATCCACCAAACTGTGAAACTTCCTGTGTTTGTAAACGTCTCAAACGAGCAGTTGCTTCAGCTGGTGTTTCATTAGGATTTGCTGCATTAAAGGTTGCGGCTTGTAGGCTTTGCTCTACTGTTGAAGCTGGACCAAATCCTTCATAACGGCTGGCAAGTGATTGCATTCCAGGAAGCTGTTGTGCTATCTCAGAGAATCCCTTTTCAGCCTGAGCAGATGTAACTCCGATGCCGGCAAGTTGCTCAGCTGTCTGTGCGCTAGTTGTCATACCTTGACGCATTGCTGCAGTACCTACATCAACAGCAGCTGCTTGCTTCTGTAGTAATGGAAGGGCAGCATTTGGATCTAGTACGTGGGCAATCATATCTCCGGTGCTTAGACCGTACATCTGTTGTAACGCATTGGTATAGCTTGGGTCAGCATTAGCCACTGCTTTAGCAGCAAGGCTAACACGATTGTTTAGTTCTGTTGCGCTAATGTCTTTTGTAATAAAGTTTGTAAAATCAGATGTTTGGTCATAAAATCCAGTAGGCAATCCATTAGATGAAAGAACCTGACGATAAGATTTTTCCACAGCAATATACTCAGCTGGGCTAAGTGGTGGAAGACCTGCAGCAAGACGAGCTTTGTTAGCAGGAAACCTTTGCTGCATAGCAACAGCCAATGGATTTGTGCTTGTTGTATCTTGCGCAATAAGGCTGATGGTATCTGCTGTGTATCCCTGCTGAACCATGTCAGTAACTGCTTTAGATATATCACCGCTAAGACCATAATTATTAAACGTTGCAGTTAAAGCAGCAATAGCATTTTGTCTATCTTGCATGGTCTGAGCGGAAGGACCAGTTGATCCTGTTGACCCTGTAGGTCCGGTAGGCAATATTGGTCCTTGACTAACTACAGGTGTACCAGCGTATGTTCCGCCTGTACCATTAGAGTACATATATGTAGTAGTTATAATACCAGTTTTAGGATCTGTTACAACTGTTGGCGAACCTACTTGTTGCCCATAGGGAATATTGCCACCAAGTTGTGCGGTAGTAGAGCCAGCATTGTAGGCAGCTTCTAATGGATTTCCTGTTCCACCAGCAGTATAAAAAGTATTAGCTGTTTGAACTAGATTAGCATTGCTTACGCCTAAGTCTGAAAAACGTTCAATTTGTTTATCTGTTAAAGCCATTAGTATGCCAACCCCAAATTCTGTAGGACTTGATGACCGGTAGAATCAAGATCAGCACGGGCATTATCTGTATAAGCCCAGCGAGGATCTTTCTTTAAATCAACTTGATATTGCCATAAAGGTTTAGCCACTTGCTGTCCAGTTTTAGGATCTATAGTAAACAAACTTTGGGCAAATTGAGGATCTGAAATATCTG